TCCTTCAATTGCAGATATGAAAGACGTGTTAAACGAAAAAGTAAAACATAGAGAGTGGTACAGACCATTTGCACCAGTTGTAAGATTAGAAGACGTGTCTAAATACTTTGAGTGGGAAGGAGAATCAAGATGGATGAGTTTTTGTCCTGCTGTTAGAGAAGAATGGAGAGAGAAGCTATCGGCAATTACTCACGTAGACGGTACAGCTAGAGTACAAACAGTAACAAGAGAACAGAACGAATGGTTGTACGATTTATTAACAGAATTTGAAAAACAAAATGGCGTAGGAGTTTTATTAAACACTTCTTTTAATTTGGATGGAAGACCAATTCTTTCTACAATTAAAGACGCTTTCAAAATATTACAGGATACTCAAATGGATTGTTTGATCCTAGAAAATTACTACATAAAAAAAATTAAATAGTTTTAAATGCAAAGTTTAGATGCTCTGATGCACCAATACGGTACCGATAAAGCAATAAGTGGTTACTCTAAAAGTTACGAATATCTTTTTAACGATATTAAGAACGAAGTTACTTCTTTATTAGAAATAGGAATAGGAAGTTTAGATGCTAATGTAGAAGGCAATTTTAGACAAATCATAGAAAGTAATTATAATGGAGTATCATACAATCATTATAAGCAAGGTGGATCGCTAAGAGTTTGGAGAGATTATTTTCCTAATGCGCAAGTCGCTGGAATAGATATTGCCGAAGACTGTAAATTTACAGAAGCTAGAATCTGTACTTATATATGTGATTCTACAGATAAACACACATGCGATAAACAGCTGAGTACTTCCATGTTTGATATTATCATAGACGACGGTTTACATAAAGCGGCTACTCAATTACAAACATTAAAAAACTTTTTTGGCAGAACTAGATTTGGAGGTTTATATATTATAGAAGATTTAGGAGGTGGATGGGACGAGGAAAAAAATATGTTTTTGGAATATAAAGAAGAAGTTTTAAATATAATAAAAGATCATGAGTATTGGTTTGATACAAATATTCTAGTGATAAAGAAAAATGGTTCTAAAAGAGGTCAGTTGGAATCTATAACTGATTTTAATAACGAAGATGTACCAGTAACTCAACAAGAACCAATTGGAGCAATAGAAAAAGCTGGATACGAAAAACATTATGAAGATTCTTTGGCGATTGCATTACATTATTTAGGTCAAAATTATAAAGACATATTTGTATTTCAAGCCGGAGCAATGGATGGAATTACATTCGACGATATGAGAGGCTACATTGACAAATATAGTTGGGGAGGAGTATTCGTAGAACCTATACCAGAAGTATTTGAAAAGTTAAAAAGCAATTTAAGTACTAGACGTAATCATATATTCGAAAATGTGGCAGTGGCAGATTACGATGGAACTTTAGAGATGATGTATGTTCCAGAAAGTAAAATACAAGAATATGATTTACAATTAGGGTATAAAGGAATGGCAACTGCGTTTCCCCCAAGAAATGGTTTTGGATCAGATTACGAAAGAGATATTTTTGTAAAAGACAATTACTCGGAAAAAATAAATGCAAAATGTCTTACACTTGATTCTATATTAAAAAAGAATAACGTACAAAAAATAGATGTGTTCTTAACAGATACTGAAGGAATGGATTGGGAAATATTTAAGCAATTAGATTTAACCAAATATCGACCTAAGTGTATTAGAATAGAACACATGAATCTTTTACCAGAAGAATTATCTGCTTTAAAAGAAAAATTAGAAATCGGAGGATACGTTTACGAAATTGGTGGACAAGACGTAGAGGCAATTGATATTAAGTTTGCAAAAGAAATTCCTGAAAATTACAATTGGAAAAAAGAAAAAAGTAAATTAACTGTAGTCACAGGACTTTGGGATATTAATAGACCTGGAAGATCTTTCGATCATTACTTAGAGTGTTTCGATAAGTTGTTGAAAGTAGACGTTAATATGTTTCTGTTTATACCAAGAGAATTGGAAGAGTTTGTTTGGCAAAGAAGAAGTCCTTCTAACACAGCAATTAAATACTTCGAATTAGACGACATTAAAAATATGTTTGGTCCTTTTTGGGACAAAGCACAAGAGATTAGAACCTCTGATGATTGGTTAAATAGAGCTGGTTGGTTGGGAGATTCTCCTCAAGGTAGTTCTGAGTGGTACAACCCAATAGTGATGTCGAAGATGTCTCTATTACACGATGCTTCTATATATAATTCTTTTGATACTGATAATTTTGTATGGATAGATGGAGGAATTACTAATACAATAAACTACAACTTACTAATTCAAGAAAGATTCTTTGATAAGATAGAAAAATATCTAGATCCATTCTTATTCGTACAATATCCGTATCCTTATTATGGACAAGGCGTTAAAGAAGTACACGGATTCGAATGGGAATCATTGAATAGAATGGCGGGCGGAACTGTTGAGTGGATATGCAGAGGTGGATTATTCGGTGGAAATAAAGAAGCCATAAAAGAAGTCAACTCTTACTATTGGCATTTATTGAACGATTCTTTAAACGAGGGTTTAATGGGTACAGAAGAGAGTTTATTTTCTATATTAGCAGAAAAATATCCAGAATTGTGTAGAGCTACTAGAATTGGAATAAACGGTCACATACAAGAATTTGTTCAGAAAGCATTAGACGATAACGCCGAATTAATAGCAATTCCAGAAGAGAGACTTAAACTTCAGAAGAAAATTGTAGACGTAGATAAATTAAAAATGTCTATCTATATGTTGACCTTTAATTTCCCTCACCAAGTAGAGCACACAATTCAAACTTGGTTAAAGCATCCTAAGTTTATTACTAATACTAGAAATATATTAATCGATAACTCTACTAACGATGAAGCTAGAGTTGCTAATAGAGAACTTTGTGATAAGTACGGATTCGAACACATTATAACAAACGAAAATACGGGCATCAATGGTGGTAGATTCAGAGCAGCTCAGCACTTCCAAGAATCAGATAGTGATTACTACTTATTCTTAGAAGACGATATGGGCATTCATCCTCCAGAAGAAATAGGATTTTGTAGAAACGGATTTAGATTGTGTGTAGATAATTTATATAATAAGCTTTTAAAGATAATGCATGGTGGCTCAGATATAGACTTCTTAAAACTTTCTTTTACGGAGGTTTATATGGACAACAACATTCAAGTGTCTTGGTACAACGTTCCTCAATTTATAAGAGCAGAGCACTGGCCAGATTACAATAAATTACCTGAACACGGATTAGATCCTAACTGTCCTAGAACCTCTTTCGATAAAATAGAATTCTTAGACGGTTTAGGCTATATTACCGGAGATATCTACTATGCTAACTGGCCTACTATAACTGGTAAGACTGGTAACCAAAAGATGTTCTTAGATACAACATGGGAAAGACCTTACGAACAGACATGGATGAGCTATATGTTCCAAGAGACAATCAAGGACAACTTAAAACCTGCAGTATTATTGGCGAGTCCTATACACCACAATAGAATAGCTCATTATAAACCAGAGGAAAGACGAGAGAACTAATATTTATTAGAGTATGCCATTCATCCAATTTGAACCATTTACTACGACTTTCGAAGCAGAGTCTACCATCTATCAAAAAGAGGTTAGATGTCAGGTTAGCGAAAACGATTTTAATTATACTCTAAATCCTAGCGCTATAAGATCGGGTACCTCAGGATCTTACATAGACGCGGTAACAGGATCAGAGTTCAGACCTTACGCAACTACTGTGGGTATATACAACGATGCAGACGAATTATTGGTCGTTGGAAAACTATCTACTCCGTACCCAATTCCTCCTAATACCGATATGACTTTTGTTATTCGTTGGGATAGCTAAGATATTTATTAGAAAACAGTCTATGTCAAATTGGTTATACGAAGGGAATCAGCTTACTCAATTAAAAGATTTCCCAGATAACGCTGTAGGATTTGTCTACAAAGTTACCAACAATAAGACCGGCAAATTCTACGTCGGCAAAAAAATCCTCAGAAACGTTTTAACAAAGACCCTAACAAAGAAAGAAATTTCAGAGTGGGTAAAACCAGGACGTATCCCAAAGAAAAGAAAGGAGATCAAAGAGAGCAATTGGGCCGACTACTACGGATCTAGTAAGTTGATCATAGACGATATTAAACTGTTTGGTAAAGATATATTCACTAGAGAGATATTAAGGTTATGCACCACGAAGAAACAGATGAGCTATTGGGAGACCTATTATCAAATGACCTTAAGAGTATTAGAGGTAGAAAGCTATAACGAGAATATAGCAGGCAAATGGTACCGCAGGGACGTCAATCCCATCACACCCGAGCTCGAGGCCGAAGAGTAGTAACAATTACGATAAGATATTAAGCAAAAATAAAAGGGAGCCCAAA